CAGATGGGGCCGATGCCGCGAGCGACGCTCTCGGGGTTGGTCAGCTCGCGGCCGCAGCACGAGCACTGGCCGAACTCGTGGCCGTGGGCGGTGGCGGCGGCGGCCGGGTCGGCGGCGACGCGGGCGACAGTCTCGCTGTCGGCGGCGGTGCAGTCGCGCGAGGTGATGAACCGGTCATCCTGCGTGATCTTGCCGAGGTAGGTGTCGTCGCTGGCGCGCACGACGTAGATGGCACCCGCGTTGCGGCCGGTGGCCGGGGCCAGCGAGAACTGGACGTTGGCGATACGCAGCTTCGGGCGCTTCAGGTGCTGCACGGCGCTGTCGAAGCCGGCGCGGATCTTGTCCATGGTCAGGACGGGCGCGGCGGCGTCGCGGGTGGCCTTCTCGGCAGCCCACTGGGCCTTGCGGGCGGCGCTCTTGGCGGCGGCGTTGCGGACGGCGGCTTCCTGACGCTCGGTCAGGCTGCCGTACTTGACCAGCGCGGCCAGCATGTCGGCGTGGAAGGTGAAGTCGCCGGTGACCGGCTGGCGCAGCCACTCGGCCTCGACCGGGTTGGCTTCGAGCCACGCGGTGGCCTGCTCGGCGGCGCTGGCGGCAGCCTTCGCCTTGCGGGCGTCGGCGGCGTCACGAGCCTTGGCGCGGTCGTCGCTGCTGGTCTTGAAGAACTGCACGCCCTTGCCCTTGCACTTGAAGCAGTCGCCGACGACGCGGCCGCTGTAGCTGCGGAACACGCCGCTGCCACGGCAGGCCGGGCAGGTTTCCTTGAACTGGCGGGTGTTGGCGATCTGGGCGTCGGCCAGCACGGTGTCGAATGCGACGGGCGCGGGCGTGGCGGCGGGGGCGGTCAGGCCGAAGATGTCGAAGACATCGTCGTTCAGGTCATCGTGGGCGGGGTTGTTGCAGGTCTGGCACATGGTCGGTCTCCGTTGCTGATGCACAGTTTATGGCACGTGCAATCAGGCATTGCAACCCCCAAATGCAAAAAAGTTTGGGGCGACCCGAAGGCCGCCCCGGTTGGTTACGGTAGGCATACTTCCCAGCGACCGTTGGCACCGCCAAGCCTAGTGCCGGCCTCGACCCATCGAATGTCGCCGGGGCAGCAATACCCAAAGTCATAGCCGCGCATCGCCTGTATCTCAGCGTCGTGCTTCGCAGCCTCAGATGCCGCGTCGGCGTCTTCGCGCTTGTCGTAATAGCGCCAAGAAACCTTACTTCCCGTTTCGCGCGCTTGCGCTTCGGGGTAGGTAGCCCAAGTACTCATGTCAGTGTCTCCTTTTCGTTGCTGACATGGATAATATAAGTTGCACAACGCCAAGTTGCAACTACCTATTTTAATAGGGCGACGATCTCGTCGATGTCCTCGATCGACCGGGCGATGAACACCGGCACGCCGTCGCCGCGCATGCGCTCGATCTCGCGCTGCTGGTGGCCGCTGAGCCGATCGTCGTCGGCCTTGATCTCGACGAAGGCGGCGCGCGGCCACTCCCACCAGATGAAGCAGTCAGGGCAGCCCCGGCGGCCCTCCCAGCGCGTTTTGCGGTATTGCCCGCCGCTCTTCTGGACGACGCGCTTCAGGTGCTCCTGCAGCTTGCCGGCGGGCGTCACTGCTCCTCGCAGCTCCACACCGTGTCGGACAACTTCAGCCTCGAGCGCTCGCCCTCAGTGGTGAAGCTCTTGTCGATGAAGCGCAGGCCGTTGGTCGGCAGGATCACCAAGCGTTGCCCTTTTGTCCGCATGAACATGAACTCCTTGCTCTGGCTCGGATGTGCGCTGTACGCGTCCCCGATCGGCACTGCGGTGAAGAGGTAGTCGCACAGCACACCGTCCTTGGTGACCGCCTGCAGCCCGTCGAGATACGTGTAGGACAGGAGCGAGAAGCTCCAGCCGTAGCAGTCCCACATCTCGGCCTGCGGCAGCTTCCAGTCGTCAGGATCGGCGCTGAAGGCCAGCGCGTGAGGCGGAAGGCCGCGATACACGGCACCGCATTCCAGCATCACGTGACAAGCCCACGCGCGGCCGGGGTGGCTGTGCAGACCGAACCACACGGCCGGCTCAAAGCCCTCACCGCCCTCGCGGATGAACGACCGATCGACCCAGACGTACTGGTGGTGGGGTAGGGATGCGCTGCCGGTGTTCATGTCAGTCCTTGCGGTAACGATACGCCTCGAAGCCGGCAGCGGCAAGGGGCAGGCCGGCCGACCAGCTCGGGTTGGTGGACATGATCGCCGCCAGCCCCTCGCTGGTGTAGGCCGCCTCGTCCGGCGTCTCGCAGACCAGCTCGTCGTGCACGCGGATGCAGACGCTGTAGCCGGCCTCCTCGGCGCGCAGCATGCCGGACATGAACACGTCGCGGGCGATCGCCTGCACGGCGTTCTCGACCAGCTTGCCGCCGTACGTGTCGAGGCGCTCCCACTTGCGGGTGAATTGGTTCATGCCCTCGTAGGACAGGCTGCCGCTGGCCGACACCTCCGGGCGCGGGTAGCACAGGTAGCGGCCGCTCGGCAGCTTCATCCGCAGCCAGCCATTGCCTTGCGCGTCCGGCTTCACGTCGAATGTGATCAAGCCGCGCACGGCGAAGCTCTCGCCCATCTTGTTGATGGCTGACCGCGCGGCCGCCTCCATGTCGTACCACAGGTTGCGCGTGCACGGGTGCGCCTTGCGCCACGCCGAGACGATCTCTTGAATGGCCTCGTCCGTCATCGCGTCGAACACCTTGCCGCCCATCTTGCGGTACGCGCCGACGCCGCCCTGATAGCCTCCGGCCAACTCGGGCACCTTGCCCTGAAGCTGCCGCTCGGCCTTGGTGATGAGGCCCGGATCCTTGCCGAGGATGCGGCCGGCGGTGACCTTGTACAGGTCGTGCCCGTCGCCCCGGTCGTAGGCCTTGAACGCGGCGACCTTCCAGTCCTCGCCGGCCAGCCACGCCAGCACGCGGCCTTCGATGTTGGACAGGTCGGCGATGACCAGCTTGGTGCCCTCGGGTGCGACCAGCGCGCCGCGCACGGCGAAGGCGCAGCGCTCGCTGACGTTGTCCCAGATCAGGTGCTCGCAGTCCGCCTTCATGGCGGCCACGGTCGTCGCCTGCACGTCGTCGTCGAACCAGTCGGGGCTGCGCGGCAGGTTCTGCGGCTGGAACAGGCGGCCGGCGTCACGCCCAGTGCGCGACGCGCCGCAGAACTGGATCAGGCCGCGCAGGCGGCCGTCCTTGTTCGTGGCGTTGAGCAGCACGCTGTACTTGGCCGGGCTCGTCGCGGCCGCCTGCTGGCGGATTTCCAGCAGCTCGCGCACCTGCGGGTCGAGGTCGCCGTCGAGCAGGTTGCCGAGCGTGGCGCGCGTCAGATCCTCGGTCTCGAAGCCGTGGGCGTCCTTGAGGTGGTCGAGCAGGCGCTGGCGCTGCGTGGCGGACGTGACGCTGCCGCCGGTCAGATCGGCTGCACGAGCGGCCAGAGATCGTCCAGCTCGATCGAAAGCTCGTAGAGCTGCTCGTGCAAACTCTCGGTCAACGGCGACACCACGGTCAGCAGTTCTTTGATCACAGAACCACAGGAGCCGCTCACGACCACTATCGTTCCATGATGGCAGTCGTCCAAGTACGCTTCGCATTGCGTCCACATCCAGCCGGGCGTACTCGACGAAGGCGGCCCACTCGGCGGGATGTGTGTCACGGGTGGCTCTCCGTAGCTTGACGTTGCTGGGCCTCGGCTTCGTCAGCAAGTGTATCAGCTTTTTGCCCGCCTTGTCTTTGGCTTTGTCCTGCGGCACGTTCAGCACGTCGCAGAGCTGGCCCAGAGAGCCGGGCAGGCTGTGCTGCAGGGCCAGCACCATCGTGTCGATGACCTTCTGCACGGGGATGTGGACGCCCTGCTCGCGCAGGACGGTGCGGTCGAAGTTGCTGTTGTGGATCACGACGCGATCGGCGCGGTCGATCATCTGCTGGAGCTCGTGACGCCAGTCAGGCGTGTCCTGCGTGTCCCAGACGCTCACGGGCTCGGCGTCCCACGCCCACGCCACCAGCATCACCTCGGCGTCCTCCGCATAGCGGTACGCGCCGTGTGTGATCTTGGTTTCGCAGAATGTTTCGAGATCGAGGTACAGTGTGCTCATGATGTCCTCTGTTCGGGAGAGCCGCGCGCTTCGTGTATCAGCAACGCAGGAGACCCCGCACCCACGCGCGGCTCACCAGAACAGAGGCGCGCCTGCCCCGCCAATGGGGAGAAACAGGGCAGGCGCGCCAGTTCTATAGACCTACAGGAGATCCATGCCAATAGCCTTTGCGTAGGTCTCGAGCAGGGCAAAGTGCTCGTTCCTATCGTCATTGGCCATCTTGCGGAGACGGACGACCTCGCGGAGGATCTTGGCATCATACCCACGGGCCTTGGCCTCGGTGTAGATGTCCTTGATGTCGTCCGCGACGCCCCGCTTCTCCCCCTCGAGCGTCTCAATGCGCTCAATCAGGAGGCGCAGTTGCTCGCCTGCGCTGTTGTGTCCCTCCTCGCTCACAGGAAGTCGGCCGCGTCGGGAGCCGGCTTGGCCGGTGCTGAGAACTCGTCGGCCGATGCCGCCGACGAACCGCCGCCGAGGTTCTCGCCCTCGCCGGTCAGCATGATGCCGCGCAGCGAGCAGTTAATGCGGCGGCCCCATTTATTTTCTTGCAACCACACTTCCAGCGAGGCGTCCACGATGGCACCGCTGTGCGCCTGCCTCTCGATCTCGCCCTTGGTCGTGAGTTGCTCGCGATACTGATCATAGACGCTCGGCTGGGTCTTGGCGTTGCGGGTGGACAGGTAGTGCATGCCCTCGAAGCCCTGATAGGCTTCGCCGGTTTTCTTGCTGCGGTAGACCTTCTTGACGAAGGCGACCTTGCCGTCCTCTTCCAGCATCTTCAGGACGCTGGCGGCCTTGTCCTTCCACCCCTCGGTAGCTTCGGCGAGGATGGCGGCCTCAATGGCCTTCTGGTGTTCGCTGCCCGGCTTGATGGCGAACTTTGCGCCGTAGGCCGGGTCGCCTTCGCCAAACGCCTGCGGTTCGGCAATCGCCGGGAACGACAGAGTGACGCCCTTGAGCATGATACGTGTAGCCATTTTGTTCACTTTCAGTTTGCAGTTAAATCGCGGAAGTCATCCGCGACCGATTGAACGGCCAGTGCTGGCCGCTTATCCGTGGCGGGTGCCACAGATGGCTTGCCCTCGGCGCGGGAGATCAGGGCCTGTGCCCGCTCCCAGCGCTTGGGTGTGTCTTTGAGCAGCTTCTCCGCCTTGGTCGGCGAGATCAGGCTGTAGTCGTACATCTCATCCTGCCGCAGCCGGAAGCTCTTGAACAGGGCCTCGACCTCGGCGTCACTGTTCCACTTGCGGTTGCCGCGCTTGCCCTCGACCAACTTGAAGCCATCGACCGACTGCCCGGCCAGCAGGCGGCGCGCGACCTCGGCGCGGACGGCCGAGCACCACTGCTCGACCAGCTCGACCTTGGACATGGCCATCGACAAGTAGTTGTCGCCCGTCGTCATGTCCGGCGTGAGGAAATCATCGAGGGTGGCAGATCCGCTGACGATGTCCGTCACCTCGGCGCGCAACGCTGGGCACGTGGACTTCGCCTTGCAGAAGCGGCACTGCT